ATCAGAAACAAGCAGCAGATGTGTTTGGTACTTTTCCTTCATTGTGGAATAAGATAAACAAACACTTTAGCCCTAATCAAGAGACACAGCTTTTTAATAATCTTGATATTAGTTATTTAGACTCTTTGAAACAAGCAGTAAACAAAGCATTACGTAGTTCAAACGATCCTAAAGAGCTTCGTTTATTAGGAGAACTTCGTACAAAGGTTGATGATGCTATATATGCGTTACCTGAAGAATTCTCAACAAGATACAAAGCTGCTGATGCAGCCTTTAGAGAGAATGTAGGTTTACCTTACAACCAAGAAGCTATTAAACAAGTAGATAGAGCTAAGTTTGATGAGACTGTTCTTCCTGTCCTTACTAAGAATAGATCAGCATTAAGTCAATTCTTAGCAGCAACAGGTAGTGAAGGTTTTGATTTAGCCAAAAAAGCTTTTATTATTGACTTTGATAAAGCAGTTATCAAAGATGGTGTTATTGATCCAAAAGCTGCTAGTAAATGGTTAAAGGAAAACAATCCAACACTTTCGCTACTTGGGACTAGAGCTGATGATGTTCGTCTTGCTATTAGTGATGTTACAGCTCTCAACGCAGAAAAGGTAAGAATCAACAATGCCTTCACAGAAGCTAAGAAGAATAAGCTACTTCAACTAGAAGGTAAAACAGCACAAGAGATCGTAAGTGGTCTATACAGCAAACCAGCTAACGTAGATCAGTTTTTACGTACTTATGGAAGTAACGTAGATACTCTGAACGCTGTACGATCATTCATGTTAGATGATGTGTTGTCCGCTTCTGATCCTATTGCAGCACTAACTGATAGGACTAGAAAGGCTACCTACGATAAAGTCTTTGGTCCTACTTACATCAAAAACGTAGAGAGTTTGGCAGAAGCTTCTAGGAGATTAGCGGACAATCCTGCTAACGTTAAGTTTAACGTACAGGAAGTACCTAAAACAGAGATTGAGCGTATAACAGGTACTACGCCAGAGTCTATAGCATCACAAGTACGTGATCGGTTTACATCAGCACCGTATGTAGTAACATCCTTGTTATCTAAGTTCTGGGCAAAACAGACAGCAGAAGCTACTGATACTCAGCTTAAGGCTTTATTACTTAATCCCCAAGAAGTTAAGAAGTTGTCACAGGCTTTTACACCTAAGGCTGATGGATCTTTAGATTTAACGAAAGTTAACTCAGCACTGAAGTCAGCACAGAAGTTCGGTGTTAACTTGTTAGAGATGGCAATCAATGATGCTGCAATGGGTGCTGTAAGAGCTACACCAGCTATCCAGGCTAACATGCCTGAGGGGATGCAGTAATGTTTGAACTCATCGGTGCTCTTATCGGTGGAATCTTTCGTCTTGCTCCAGAGGTCTTAAAGATCTTAGATAGGAAGTTTGAAAGAGAACATGAACTGAAGAAGTTAGATGTTGAAGTCTCTATCGCTAAGATGCAAGCAGAGTTTGCTCTACAGCATGGTTATCAGCGTCTACAAGAGCATGAATTAGATGCTATCGGTGAAGCATTCAAACAACAAGCAGAGTCTGATAGCAAAGCCTGGAAGTGGGTAGCATCGCTATCTGCTTTGGTTAGACCAGCAGTGACGTACTGGTTTGTATTCTTTTACACTGCTGTAAAGGTAGCAGGTTTGTACTTAGCTTTTCTTCAGGATGGTTCTTGGACATCAGTGTTGTTGTCAGGATGGACTGACTACGATGAAGGTATGTTGTCCTTGATTATAACGTTCTGGTTTGTAGGACGAGTATGGGAATCAAGAAAGTAATCACCATAGCTGAACCGTTAATCAAGAGATTCGAAGGATGGAGAAGTAAACCTTATCTATGCAGTGCTGGTGTACCCACCATAGGTTGGGGATCTACGCTGTATGAGAACGGAGATAAGGTTACCTTAGATGATCCTGAGATAACAAAAGAAAGAGGACAAGCCTTATTTGATCTTGATGCAGAGAAGTTCCTGCTACAAGTCTACAAAGCCTGTCCAGTGTTGACGAAACACGATAACAAAGCTGCTGCGATACTTAGTTGGACTTACAACCTAGGTGTTGCTAGGCTTAGATCATCCACGATGCGAACAAAAATAAACCAAGAACGATGGGAGGAAGCTGCTCAAGAACTAAAGCGTTGGAATCTTGCAGCAGGTAAAGTAACCAAAGGCTTGGTTCTTCGTCGTGAGGATGAAGCAAAGTTATTCCTCCTTAGCCCATCCAACAACAAAGCTAAAGATAGCAATGTTAACAAAGACGAAGAACCCTTCGAGAGGGATCTCCGTTCCGTCCTCGTCAGTTACGACAAAATCATCAGAGTAGCAAATCCCTAACATAAACCCTGGTAGAAAAGACCAACCCCATATATTCGGCATAGTTTTCCTTAGTGACCTTTATAGACCCCTTTGCAGGGGTCTTTTTTTATTTAAATTTCACACACACCGGAAACACAGGCAAGTTGCTGTGCGCCCTCAACGTTATCATCATTCTCTTTAAGCATATCCCAATTGATGTTTGTGGGCATCTTAGCTACCAAGGCTTCATAGTCTTCCTTACTACACGTCTCATAGGGAGCCTGGCGATATGTCCCTCCATCCATTGGCAGGAACGATACACCAGTACAGATATCAAAGTTGTTATACACCCAAGCCCCTACAGTAGGCCAATCATTCTCATTAACTGAGATAGTTACTGATGGTTTATGTTCGCACCAATGAAGCTGGTACACACGCCACAACTCAAGATGAGATATTGCATCTACATCATCCCTAGTGACAGCGCCATCAGGAGCCTTCATAGGAAATGAGAACACAGTAGTGCTGTCTGGTCTCATCACACAAGGTTCACTAGGAATACCTTGTTCGATCATAAACGCCGTGAGAGGATCTTTTTTATCCGATCGTACACGCCTAATGTAATAGTGGGCATGTTGAGGATGAATGCCAGAAGCAGTGCCACAAAGCTGAGACACAGTACCAGAAGGCTTGACGCAAGTGATAGCAGCAGAGACAGGGATATTAAGAGCATTTGCTGTAACTTCGTTAGCCAAGATTGCTTCATTTTTCAACATCTCCAACCTTGCTGGTAACGCTTTATCATCAGGATCATTCAGTAACAGATGATCGTAGATACCTGTCAGTGATACACCCAATAGACGCTCTTCAGCGGTGTTCTTTTCCCAGATCTTACGTAGGTAAGGGAAGTTAGTCATTGTGCTCTGCCAAGTGCCTAGAATCGCTGCTACACGTACTTTGTACATTAAGTCTTCAATACCGTCAGTATCACGAACAATGACCTCTGTTAGGTTACAGAACTGGTAAGGACGAAGGATAATCTCTGAGCAAGGATTCGTACCGAAGTCATGGTTGGGATCTCTACGACCATTGATAGCTGCTTGCTTCTTCGACGCATCTCTGTTAAAGATACCACGTTCACCTGAATGGCTTTCATAGATCGAACACCATTCACGCATAAATTGCCCTACTGAAGGCTTTACATCATAAACAGCAGAGTTGTTAGCAAGGCTACGCTGTCCTTGTTGTTCCCACCATGCTCCTGCTTTAGCGTGTGCCATACGATCATCACTTAGATCGCTTAAAGAGATCATCGCAGAACGCCGCACACCACCCACAACAACAACCTCCCCGATCTTGCACAGAATATCATGGCATTCAAGGGACGACAGACGACGATTTTTGGCCGCTTGGAACTTCCTAATAACAAATTTGAATAGTTCAACGAGGGGTTCTGGACCAGAAGCTCTGCCTCCAAAGGTCTTAAGTCTTGAGCCAGCAGGTCTAACTTTGGATACGTCCCAGGTTGCAATTTCTCCAGCGTATAGTAAAGCAATGAGTTGTCGTAATGCTTTAGCCCAGCCCTCTTTGCTGTCGGATACCACGATAGTAGTTTTACTATCGAATAACTGATCAGGGACTTCAGGGAGTTGATTAACATACTTAGCCTCTACTGAGAATCCAACGCCTGTACCGCACAGGAGGATATACATCGCCTCATCAAAGGATTTAGGGTCGTCGATAGGCAGATAACTACAGTTATAACCAGCAATGTTCTGACGCTCAAGTGCCTCTCCAGCAGTCATCATACAACGCATCGAAGGCATTACATCCATGTTTAGGATTGCTTTGTGGACTGTCTTGTATATATGTTGTGGAATCTCATACTTGTGTTTGTCTAACAGTTGTTTCTTCATGAATCCCATATAGCGTTCAACTGTTTCACTCCAGTTCTCACGTCTGCCTTGTTCGTCAATGAAACGACTGTAGCGGCTTTTGTGGATAAAACTTGAGTAGTTAGTTAACTTCATTCTTCGTCCTCTTCGGTGTCATCTATTTCGTCAACAAGTTGGTCAAACATGGCTTCGATTCTGTCCTCAAATCTATCTACCAGTTCTTCTGTTGTTATGTTCAATATCTCAAGTAGAGATATTTCATCTAGCCTCTTTAGTTTATCAAACAAGTCCAGAATCGTTAAAGCCATAGTCACTCCTTATAGTACTTCTTAATCACGGTATCGTAGTTCTCAATCACATACTCCAGATAGTGTACTGCTTTAAGTAGATCTTCTCTACCGTTCTTTCGTTGGTGTCTCTGTACATACTTAACAACATTAGCTAACCAAGGATCTAGTGACCATGCTGAGATAACATCCCAAGGTTGTAGTGTTGTCTGTTTGTAATGATCACCACCAACCTGTTTAGCTTGGTTTGAGTATTTCGGCAGCAATTGGTTCACTCCTTCTTTGTTGTTGCCAACCACCACAGTCTTGGCATTGATAGCGTTGGTACTTTCCAGTGAGCGAGGTACTGCATCCACGCCTTTGTAGATTGATGCTACCGCAGCGGGTACAGCTTCGGTGGTCTTTGTTGACTGAGACGTTAGGGTGGGTTCGAATCCAGGGAAGAAATCGCTCATAAACCTTCTCCAGCAATATGACATCCTGTTTATTGTACTGTTCCATGACTTCCCATGCTGCTTTGTCTTTGTTCATACACTTAATCCAAAGCTCAAAGCCTTCATGCTTAGTCTTTTGTCCTAATCCTAACGCTCTAGCTACATAGTCTAGCTTGTTACTAGGAAACCTAAATTCCTTTCTAGCAGTCTTTAACAGATCAATCTGATGGTAAGGTGCTGGAGGAGACATACCAGCCTCTAGGAACTCTTTGTTAAGAGTTGGTATGTCAAACCTAGTTCCATTGTAATGTACAACAGCATCACATTCATCTAAAAGACTATGGATCTTCTTTAACATAGTCTTCTTACCGTTTAGGATACTACTGAACATTAACTGATCACCCTGATACCACTTAGCGGACCAACACAAAACACTGCTACTGTCTACGATCTGGCTAATGCTGATGTTCTGTTGGAACAAACCCCAGACATACGCAGTGTTGGGTGCTGATTCAATATCAAGTAGTAGGATTCTCATCAGCGTCTGTATAGCCAGTTATGTCTGTTTGTTTGCGAAGGTTTTCTTCATGTCCGAATATGTTAACGATATGTCCGAATTGTTCAACAAACACTTTATCCTTGACATCATAGCCGTAATAAGCACCGATAGCTTCACAGGCTTTCTCTAACAACGTAGGCCAAGCAATACCACTATCGTAAGTAACATTGATATCAACCATGTGGTTTAATGGAAAACCATGATCAGCGTGATACTTCTGTACTTCTTCATCATCTTCTGACATTATCGACACATGCAGACTAATTTTACTATTACTCATCTTCATCTCCATTCATTAGGGCTTCCCAGGCATTAGGGAATACTTCAGAGCAGGTTCGGCAGATTTGTTCTGCAACGATCCTTGTCTCTGCTTGGGCTTCCTTTGCTAATCTTAGGTGACATACTCTAGCAAAGGCGTAAAGGCTCCCACTCCAATACCATTCAGTCATCATGGATTGAGGGAGGATCATCCTAGCTTGCTCAGGGCAAATACCTTCCTTGAGCATAGCGTCATACAATGCTAACATAGTTCCTGTGTACTTGTCAACTGTTTCATGCCAATCAGTGTGACTTTTTACAGGTTCTGATGAACTTCCTTGCTTGACATTAGGTGCTTTACGTCTGAAATACGTAGGCTGATAGAACTCTGGTTCACTGTCTACATAGCGCCTACTTACCTCATTCCAGGCTAACCCTACTGTATGCTTCATCAACTGCCTAGCTACAAAGATCGGTGCTTTAACTCTGAACTGAATAAAGCAATGACTGAATGGACTCCAATGGTTGTGTTTAGCTAGATAGTTAATTAGTTTGATGTCTTTAGGTTCTAACACAGGTAAAGGGAAATAGTGATTACCTTGCTCTGTGTCATACCAATCAACAGCCTCTGACTCTTTATCGAAGCTAACACGGGCAGCATTGACTACGGTTAAGTCATCACCCATGTGGTCAATGTAGTCTACTTTAATGTTTGCCATAAACCTTTCTCATCCTGGTAGCTTGTTTACTTTCCTCTACAGTCTTCTGTTTCTGATGCAGTTCCCACAGTTTAGCCTTTGATGCTAGGTCAATGAAGTGATCAAGACTAACCAGTGCTAAAGGATCAGATCTATTCTGCTTGATGACTAGGAGGGGTTCTTTGTCTTTGCCTTCACAGTGCCGTATTGCTTGTTCGTAGTCAGTGTAGACTGCGATTCTTGCTCTGTTCTTGCACTCAATGCCGTACCTAAATCGTTCCAGTGCATTCGTCGAGAGCCAGACATCCTCGCCCTGTGTACCCATTGGTGTGCTTTTGCAATCATGTTCGCTTAGGTTGAAAGTGTCTCTTAGCTTTTGTACTACCAACTTTTGCAGCAGTCTTCCTTTGTTTTTTGCGCTTGAAGGCTTCAATGTCAATCTCCGTCCATTGGCTTATCCATCCTTTAGGAATAATCATCACAGCATTACATTCGTTATCGCCTACTGCTGCTGCTAGATGTACTTCATCATCTGTCTCATGAGTCAGAAAGCCAATAGCTTTACAACTAGCTATAGAACCTTTACCCTTAAGTTGCCATCCAGAAGATGCTACAGCATCTACCCATTCTAAGTACACGATGGTGTCGGTGGTTGCCATAGCTCACCCTCCTTACGTCTAATCCACAGTAGTTGTCCGTTCTCTAACACACGTTCAGCATCGCCGTCATAAGCCTTCAGAACAGCCTCATACATGGCTAGGTCAGTATCAAAGTCACCTAGGATCTTATCAGCCTTCTTAGGGCCAATACCACGTAATCCTTCGATGTTATCTACCTTGTCACCAGTTAGGATCTGACGATAGAAGTTCTTTATAGCTTCTTTGTCATCCACGTAATAATGCTCTTTCTTAACAGGGTTATAGTGATGACCAGGAATCATGTCTAAGTCTTTGTCAATGGTTACGATGACTGATTGGTCACGTAAGAGCGTGGCATGGATTCCAATTGCATCATCAGCCTCTTGTCCATCAGCCACTCTGAAGTCCCAAGCAGTAATAAGATACTCACGAAGACGATGAAGATGAATGGGCCTAGGCGCATCTTTTCTGTTTCCTTTGTAAGGCTGTGTCTTAGCAATGTCATGTCTAAAGTTGTTCTTACCGGTTAGATAACCGACATGTATGTTAGAGGAGAGTTCAATGAAGACTAGCTCCTCTAACATGTCTGCCATCGTTCTGATAGCAACCTTCTCTGTTTCCTCGTTACAGGCAAAGCCTACACGGTAGCAGAGAATGTCACCATCAATGATTGGCATTAGCTTCATTACAGTACGTCTTCTGTTTCTTCTTCCTGCTTAGGCTGTGCACTGTAAGTAACCAAGTCAGTGATCACTAGCTTCTTCAGTGAAGGTGATACACCTTTCTTATTCTTAAAGGTCCATGAGTATGAGCCTATAACACACACAGCCTTTGTACCGTTACCAATGTGTGCAAGCACCTCATCACCGTTCTTATCAAGTGCTTTGATGGTATGGTTACTCTTAGTAGTGATAAAGAAGCCTTTATCTTCTTTGTTGCGAACAGAGATACCCATATCTTCCAAAGCCTTAACAGCCTTGTCCGACAAATTAGTCAGATCTACTTGATACTTACCAGTCATGTCGTTAGGCTTATCAAGGAATGGCCACATCAAGGTTGCTTCAATACGTACAGGTTTTTGTTCCATGTTAATTTCCTCAGTGAAAATACAGTAACAGTTTATCAGTGCATCTTAAATTTGTCAAGCAAAATTCTACTTTGTATCTCAGCCATCATTGATTCTGTAACTGATTCAGCAATAGAGTGTAGCAGTGCCAGCATCATACGGTTTGATACTAACTTATCACTCTGAACGTCCATTGTTACATAACCAGCATCATCCTTTCCTATCTTAATAGTTACGACAAGAGAATCAATCTCATCAAAGTTGGTAATCATCAGTGTGTTTCCTTCCAGTTGTTTCCTACTTTGTATTCACCCGTTAGAGGACAACGTAAACCCAAGGTAACACCAGCCTTCTCAATAGCTGCTACAGCGAGTTTACCAACATCATCAGCATATTTCATAGGACATTCTATCTGCCATTCATCATGGACGTTAGCCACAAAGTGTGCAGGTATCTTATGTTTCTTCAGTGACTCATGTAGGTGGATCAGACCTTGCTTCATCGAGATCGCACCAGCTCCTTGAAGCAACGTATTAAGTGCTGCGTGTTCCGACCGTACCCATAATCGACGACCGTCAAGGGCAGGTAAATACCCCTTCTCTGCATACTTGCTAACTTTATCTTTAAGTGTCTTGAGAGCTGGCGTATTCTTAAGGAAGCGGGCGATGAGTTTCTTTCCTTCTTCGGCGCTCCCTTGAGCAATTGATCCAATCTTAGACGGCCCTGCTCCATAGAGAAAGGCATAGATAAACGTCTTTGCTTGCGCCCTACTTTCAAGACCAGCAGCGAGTTGGTTTTTAGTGTGGACATCCCCATTGATCACCTCCTTCGTGTACTCATCGTCTTTCATGTAGTGAGCTAACATACGTAGTTCTAACCCTGAAGCATCACAACCAACCAAGACATTACCAGGATCTACAGTCCATACTTGTCTACATGTTTCACCATAGTCAGCATTGACAGCAGGAACCTGTGCCATGTTAGGGCTGTGATGCGTCATACGCCCTGTGACAGCACCGTTAGTGATAACCTTACCGTGTACCCTACCATCATCAGCAACGTGCTCTAGCCATGATGTAGCCTGTGCTATACGCTTCTGGATAAGTAGATACTCACGTATCATTTTTGCGGCCTTTTTTAACTTTTCAGTATCTTTCATATTATCAAAGAACTTAGTGTATACCATGCGCTTGCTGCCACAATAGGAACTTGTCCGTTCCCAAGGGCTTTAAGTCTGTCCATCCTATAGGCCAACCCATCAGATACTCGAAGTTCTCCGGTGTAGGTTTCCCAAACACTGTTACAAAATTCTGACATCCTTTGTGCTTTTGCATACTTAGACAGGAAAAGTTTGCTTTCGTTGTCGGTGTATGCAAGTAACCAATATCTTTCCCGTATGTGGTCTGCACCCAAGTCTGCCGCACTAAGGGGAATTGCTTTGGTTTTGTAACCCATCTGTTCAAGGTCGTCTGCCGCTTGGTCAATTGCAACTCGGCTGACGTTTTCGGCAAAGACGTACCTGGGAGCGACATCTGCCACGACTCGGCGCATTTCCGGCCAAAGATCATCGGCTGTGTTTTTTCCTGCTGCGGCTTTGCTGTAAGCCTGACAAGGAAATCCTCCAGTGACGACATCAACAATGCCGCGCCACGGTCTGCCGTCAAAGGTACGAATGTCATCCCATATCGGGAATGGGGTTCTAAAGTGTCCATCATTTTGTCGCTGTGTGAGAACGCATCGGCAGTACCAATCCAACTCAACAGCGCAAACTGTTCTGAATCCAAGCATTTGCGTGGCAAGCAAGCCTCCACCAGAGCCCGCGAAAAGAGCCAACTCATTCATTGTATTCCTGTGTATGTGTCGTATCCTAAGCCATTTATGATCATTTTGTGTTTTCCTTTAAAACATAACCAATAACCGTTGCCTAGTTTTTCACAAACATAACCTATTTTTTGACGGTATTCTACTACTACTTGCTGCTCTCTGCTAATAAACATTATAGACAATCCTTTATTAAACGATCTAAAATAACTTCATCAACCATTGGCTTACCTGTTTCAGTGAACTTCTCAGGCTTCCAGCCTAGAGATATCAGTCTACGTCCTATCTGATCTCTGGAGCCTGGGTTAAACACTTCAACATGATCCTTTAGCTTCTTACCTGTCTTCTCACTAACACGTTCAGTGATGATCGGTGGAAATATAGTCTGTAGATTCTCCTCAATGGTTGATAACTTCGTAGTTAACTGAGAGATAAACTCAGTACATAACGGGATGTCTAGTTTGAATCCATGTCTTTCCTGCTGTGCAACAATGAACTGTACCTTGTGTTCGATGTCAATGCTTTGCTGTGAAAAGTCTTTCAACTCTCCGCATAGTTTGTGATGAAGTTCACCAGTAAGGTTAACATCCTGGATACAGTAATCAATCATCTCTTGTGTCAAAGCAGTGAAGTCTTGGAACTCAATCTTGTGATTCCCTAATCTTTTCCCCCATGCTTCTAGACTGTGACCTCCTTCGATACTGGGATTCCATAGCCTCGACAGCACGAGCGTATCTGAGGCCTTCTTGAGTGGTATCGTAATGTTCCACAATCTCCGAAGGTGGTAACCGTCGAAGCTGATTAGATTGTGTCCGATCACTGTGTCGCAATCCTCTATAAGAGGCTTTAGTGTACTTGGATGAGTATGACATACCACCTCACTTGTTGTCAGATCCTTCGTGACTACGCAGAAGATAACAGTCTGCTTCATGTCTGTTTCGATGTCCAGCACTAAGCTCTTCATATTTATGTACCAGTTTCTGATAGTCTTCTAGCAGTGTATCATACTTCTTCTTTAGCTCTGCGTGGTCAGCTAACAGCCTATCCATTACCCACATTAACCCTCTCCCCTGATGATGTCTGCTGCATCAGCGTAACCTCTTCTCTCTAAGACTTCGATACAGCGATCTAACCTTTCTTCACTGGCTTGGAAGGCTACCATCTCAGCAAACTTCTCAAAGTCAAAGTGCTCACAATCCATGCGGTTATCCCAGCATTGGCTCATCATATCTCTAAGTGTTTGCTTCATTGTTCAAACCCCAATCAAAGTTCTTTTCCTTTAAGAAAGCTAACTTAATTGCTTCTTTGACAGCCCACTGAATAAGTATCTTAATCTCTTCATCAGTAAGATCCAAGTGTAGTGTAGCTGTGCCATCCTCATGCTCTTCAATACTTTGTACATCAGCCATTATGGTCTCCTATTAGCATCTTGCATAGCCTCTACGTAGTCTGATGTCTTCCTGATCTCGTTGATGATCTCTTCGAACGAACAAACTACTTCACCCATTGTAGACCCTGTACGTATCTGCTGTAAAGCAAATCGTTTCGTATCCTCTTTCAAATCTTCATAAGTCTTCATCTTGTGTGACCTCTGATAACCTTCCTGTTGAGTGGCTGTAATAGACGTTACAGGCTGGACCTGTGATGGTCTTGTACGTATTTGATAATTACTCGTGTTGTTGACTAACATATTTTATAAGGTTAGAAGCTAATTTTAGTAGTTCAGAAGGTGTTGCGTTGCTTTTTATGGTGTTTGCTCTGTAAGATATAACCATAACATTTCCTTTTACGTATCCTTTTGATGAGTCTATACGGTCTAAACTAGGTGAGTTTGCGTTTGCTACTTTATCAGCTATCTTAATTTCTATTTCTAGTAGAGGGCACTTTTCAGGAATTACAATATCAGTTTCATCTATATTAAAATCAAGCCCTCTTTTTTCAGCCCTTATTCTAGCTGCTGACAACATACGAATTATTATTTTTTTACGATAAGATTCACGTTGTCTTTCCCTAATCAAATCTCTATTAGAATCTCTGTACTCATGTATAGTCTTGAGAACATGTTCTTTGTTAACCTCAAAGTAAGTTTTTTGGTACTCTAAAATTCTTTCTTTGTGTTTTTGATAGTATCTTTTGTTGCTTTCAACTCTGTTTTCTTTGCTACTTGGCATTTTTTACTCCTTAAAAGCCCATTGTACCATGAAAAACAGATTTTGTCAATCACATTTTAAAGATCTTCGTCAAATACTTCACTAAGCCTTCCTGTGTTGTGATTGTAAAACACGTTACAAGCAGGGCCAGTCACACCTGAAAAACGATTTTTTAAGACCCTAATCCTGGTGGTATTGCGTTCACGTTCATCATCATGCTGTGCATTCCTTTCCATACCGATCACCATATCAGACAACTGTGCAATGCTACCAGATCCTCGAAGCTGACCTAGTGAAGTAGCTGCACCTTCTTCATGGCCTTTACCGTCTGGTCTCTTAAGATGACTGACAATCAACAGTGCTATGCCTGTCTCCTGCACAATCATCCTAAGCTTGGTCATGATCTCATCTAATGCTTTACGTTCATCGCCAACATCGCCAGAACTGACGACAATACTAATATGATCCAACACAACAAAGCTACATCCGAGTCCTTTAGCCATGAATCTGACTCTTGATAGTATGTTGTCAATTGATGTACTCCCAAAATGATCAAAAAGATAAACCCTATTAGTGCCAAGAGTGTGCTCGAAGGCATCTCTAAACTCCTCATCAGTGTACGCTGTGTCAGGTAGATGTAGTGGTTTGTTCGCATGGATAGACATGATACCTTTAGCAGTGCGAACAGTAGACTCCTCAAGGAACATTAACCCTATGTTGTCCTCAGTCTTACACAGTATGTGGTATACGATCTCCCTCAGTACCTGTGATTTACCTAGTCCAGAACCTGCTGTAAACGTCACCAGCTCACCTTTACGGATACCATAGGTCAAAGCATTAAGACCAGTCCAAGGATAGTCACAAGAGGCTTTAATCGCTGGTGTGTTGATCTCTTCCCAAAGCTTTGATCCTTCGATGATCCCATCAGGTACATAGACCTCAGCAGCAAACCAGTCCTGGATATACTCCTTAATCATCTCATCTTTGAGATAGTCATTAGCATCTTTGTGTGGTTGCCTGTGCTTGACTATCTTAGCCTTAGCACCGAACAGATCAGCTACCTTCGTAGCAGCTTGCTTACCAATTTCATCAGCATCAAAGCTGATAACAATGGTTTCAAAAGAGTTAATAAATTCATAGTTGTCCTTGCAGTCCTTTAGTGCTGATTGTGCGCCATTGCGTATGCTTACTACTGGATACCTCATACCATTCATTTGATAGACAGCAACAGCATCAAATTCACCTTCAGTGATGGTAATGCTCTTACCTCCTTTAGGGAATAAATGTTGTCCGAACAAAGTAGCCTTAGACCAATCACCTTTGATAGTGCAGTCAGTCTTCATTGCATCATGCCTTACCTTGTATGCAGTGACCTTACCATCAGCATCATGGTAGGGAAAAGCTACGCCACCCTCATCAGTGATCATCACACCAAAGGCTTTTAAAGCATCTCTGGAGAGGTTTCTTAGCGGTATAGACTGATACTTACCATCTAGCATTGGAATCACCTTAGCAGACTTTGTATGCTTTTGTCTGAAGTTGTCATCATGTTCAGACATTTTAGTATTCGTATTACAAGCAAAACAGTGTGACCAAGTCTCTCCTTTGTCATTAACAGATACGGACAATGCATCACTAGATCCACAATCATCACAGCCAACATGAGTGGCTAAGTAGTTCACTGATTTTTCTCCTTTAAGGCTTGTTCAATGGCTTTTGCAAAGGCAAGCACACCATAATTCTTACCACCATCGTAGAGATTTGTATCTGCTAGCTCAAACACAGCATCATCCGTCAGCCCAAGCCACTCACGCTTTGGTGGTTTGCTTGAAATACAAGTAACCGTATAGGGTTTACCGCATTGACACTGCCACGCCGTAGGCCCTGGCCCATACCACACACCGTCGATAAAACCTGTTGCACTATCCGTTGGTGTCTTTGCATTCTTGTTCTCTGCCATACTTACCTCAGATTAAAAGGGTTATGCCAACAGATACCAGTGTTGTCCTTCGTAGGATAACACCCTAAAGAGTAAACGATATGCTTCTGTCTGTCACCATGTATGTAAATATCCCTGTCAACAGTGTAGTTTTCCACTAGCTTTTGCATTACATTCAACAATGAATTCTTGCTTTTGTTGGGGAATGCTGTTATCAGATCAGTGATCGAACAAGTCCCACCGTTAGTCTCTAAGTAGTCTACATAAGGGTTAGGCTTACGCTTTCTAGGCTGTATACGCTTTCTCATACGTTGAATCCTTTAGCGTTCAGAGCCTTAGTTAACTGACGCATCATGAAGTAAAACCCATACTCTTGACATAAGCGAACAAAACGATTTAACACGTCATTGATGCTGAGATCTTCGTGCATATCATCATATTCACCCTTAGTGATTCCATCAAAGCCATCATCAACCACAGGTTCATCATACATTTCGAACATTCCTTTAGTTAAGCCCTACTGTACATAGGCTAAATAGTCTAAGTACTAAGTATATCTATGTATAATATTTAATATATACTTAGTACTTAGACTATTTAGCCTACATAGCCTATATAGATTTAGGGTATCAGAGAAAAACAAAGTTGTCAAGTCATTCTTCATCAATGTTACGTTTGCTTACAATGTCATCATCTCCTTCATTGATCAATCGTACATTGCCTACAGCAGCGATCTCATCACGTACATAGCGAAAACAATCATTACATAAGTCAATGTACTGGTGTGTTCGAACACTACGCCTGGAGGCTTCGTAGTCACTTAAGGCTTCATTGCATGATAAACATCTCATTTAAGATCATCCTTCAGTGAGTCAATCAACGAAACAAGTCTGTAATACTGAACATGCTCTCTTTCTGCTTCCTTGTCCGCAGCATCAGCATGACCTAATGCAAGGGCTATGTTAGCTTTAATTTGAAGCTCGATTAAGTACAACAACTCATCTAACAGTTCTTTAGTCATTCAGGAATACCTTTTAAACGTATTTTAAGGGGACTAGAAGGCACGATCGTGTTCAGGTTGACCTTCGCACTGTACCGAGGTTAAAAGGGCGCCTCCTCGATGTCTTCTAAGGCTTTCTGCTTTTGTGATTGCCTAAGCTTAGACAATACGCTGGGATCCACCCAAGTATAATTCGGAAAGGGCCAATTAGGATGATCAGCGGCGTAACGTATACAGACTGTACCGTCTGAAGAGTCTCTGCTGACTATCTCACAGGGTTTACCATTGAAATATAACTGAATCATATAGATAGTCCTATAAAGAGCATGAAGGCGAACAATACACCAAAAGCACTGCCACCAAGATACAACACAAGATCACTAGATTGCATGTCTACTCTCCTGATAAGTCTACGATAGGGTTAATCCAAAACTCTTCAGGTTCTAATCGATCAACGAAGTCTTCAGCTTCATCTAACGTATCGAACCTGTCCAAGTGCTCTAAACCACCTTCGAGGCTTAGATAGTACGTGACTAGATATCCTACGATCTTCATACTTGCTCCTCCTCTTCCGATTCTTCTTCGTATTCGTCGTCAGTATTAGCTAATAAATGATCAGCAATAGCCCACCAGTCAACATCGGACAAGAATGCTAAAGCATAATCACGTGCAAGACCTTCGTTTGATGTTGCCTCAATTAATTCCTCAGCATATTCCTGACAGGCAGTCCTCAATTCTGACATGCAATGTACAGATCTACCAGTAAGATCCCGTGCTGTCATACCATCGAAGATCTCTAGGTTGATTCTCCAAGTAGCGTAGTTAGCCCAGCCGTTGTAAGTTGATTTGCTCATGATTGTTAGTCCTATGATTAGATTGTTGATCCGTACTCGATAGCGAAGATAGGCTCACGTGTAAACTTATCGACAATTACTAGATTGTACTGATCGTCATCGATATCGCCTAATGATGGGTTTGTGATGTAACCTTCATCAACCATTGCTTGTAAGATATCATCGTATTCTGAGTCTATGTCTAAGGTTATAGTGCCTGCGTTATACCAAGCATTCCATGTCCATCCATCGTCACCATCTGCCCAAGCGTCGATTGATAATACTTTGTAAGTTGATTTGTTCATGATTTGCTCCTAGTTATTTGACTTAGCGGAATTGCTTTGTCGGTGTATGCATACTAACTATCTGATTTTTCCTTGTCAATGGCATTTCAGGCCTATCCGATGAACGGATAATAATCCAGGATGAACGGTAGTGTTGTTCGAACACAACAGTTTCACGTGGAACATCTGCACAGTCTTAGGTGTCACTGTAGGTGTATCTGTAGAGTCAATCAAGTGTCATTGTAGGATGCTTCATCGATACACTCTTCCACCTGCACAGCTACCTGCACAGTAACCAGCACAGACTGCACAGCCTATGCAGTAACTTACGTTAACTTACGCTATCTTGCTGCTATCTTGCAGCATCTCCACTGTATTCTGTATACAGTATACGACATAGGGGGGAGGGGTGTAGTAGTGATGAAGATTGTTGTGGTGCTTCTTAGACACAAAAAAGAGTAAAATAGACAATGTTAATGATAATCCATTACTATTAAGAAATCTCTTAAGAATCAATAGCTTATAAACAAAGCCTCTGCGGAGCCTAAGACACCATGTTAATGGAGTCCCGCCATAGCCTATGTTGGCATGATTCTTGCATGTAATCTGCACTGGTTCAAACACAGATTCTGCACTGAATATGAAGAAATAACTTGACAAATTCTTAAAAATATGCTACAATAAGTCCTTCTATGTAGGCTATGAACAAACATCATATAAAAACAATTCAGTAGTAGACATATAACTTATCGTCATACACTACATTGTAGATACATAAAATTATATACACCTTACAGTCCTGCCTTCCGGCAGAGAAACTATATAGAGGGTAGTGATGTCCGAAATTAAAACTGAAGATGTAATATCTTCTTCTTGTTCGCTACCTTCATCGGTCAGCCAGGATGTCGTGGCAGTCAATGAAGAAAAGAAAGTGGCTGTCAAAAAACGAAAAAGAGGAAGACCTAAGAAGGAAGAAGTACAAAAGTACATTAAGAGACCTAAAAGAGGTAGACCTCCTGGTGAAGCAGCAAGGATTAAAGAGCTAACAGCTTCGTTGTTGCTAACACACTCACAGGCTATCATTAGAAAGATAGTACATAAGGCTCTGAATGATGATGATAAGGATCAAATGGCAGCACTGAAGTTATGTGTTGATAGAATGTTGCCAGTGTCTTACTTTGAGGATAAAGGTATTGCTGGAGGCTCTAGAGCCATTACCATCAACATTACTGGAGTGAATGATACCCCAGTAGAGATGATTGAGCATGAACCTGTTGACGTACAAGCTACCTTGATAGATTACGAAGAAGAAGATGAGTAATTTGACTGTAGCTCTTCTACCATGGCAACAGGAGGTCTTTAAAGACCCTGTACGGTTTAAGATCATCGCTGCTGGTAGACGTACAGGTAAGTCAAGATTAGCAGCTTGGACACTGATCATAGAGGCTCTACAGACTGATAAAGGTCATGTCTGGTATGTAGCACCAACGCAGGGACAAGCTAGAGATATCATGTGGACTACGCTGTTAGAGCTAGGACATCCAGTTATCAAAGGTAGTCACGTCAACAACATGCAGATTACCTTGGTCAATGGCGCTATCATTTCACTAAAGGGTGCTGATAGACCAGAGACTATGCGTGGTGTTAGTCTTAAGTACTTAGTGATGGATGAGTACGCAGACATGAAGCCACAAGTGTTCGAACAAATCCTTAGACCTGCTTTAGCGGATCAGAAGGGTAGAGCAATGTTCATAGGTACACCAATGGGTAGAAACCATTTCTATGAACTATTTAAGTTAGGTGATACTGGTAAGGATGAGCATTACAAGTCATGGCACTTTACCAGCTTTGATAATCCGTTGTTAGACCCTGAAGAGATTGAAGCTGCTAGAGGATCAATGTCTAGCTTTGCTTTCAGACAAGAGTTTATGGCTTCCTTTGAAGCAGCACAGTCGGAGATCTTCAAAGATGAATGGATTAAAGTCAGTGATGAAGAACCTGAAGATGGTAACTACTTCATTGCGGTGGATCTATGTGGTTTTACGGATTCATCTCAGACGAACAAAGCGAAGAATTCTAAGTTGGATGAAACAGCGATAGCTATTGTTAAGGTTAACACTAAAGGCTGGTGGGTTGCTGACATTCAATATGGTAGATGGGATGTCCGAGAAACAGCAGTAAGGATTCTAAAGGCTGCTAAGGACTATAGAGTTAATGCTGTAGGGATTGAGAAAGGCGCACTGAAGAATGCAGTGATGCCTTACATGAATGATTTGATGAGGAGGTTAAATTACTATCCTCGTATTGAAGAGTTAACACATGGTAACAAGAAGAAAACAGATAGGATTGTTTGGTCATTACAAGGACGGTTCGAACACGGTAGGATTGTGTTGAATGAAGCAGACTGGAATAACAAGTTCATTGATCAGCTTATGCAGTTCCCTGATTCAAAGACGCATGATGACTTGATTGATGCTGTAAGTTACATTGACCAAATCCAGGTTGCAGATTGGAATCAAAACTTGGATGAAGAAGAGTACGAAGTCCTAGACCCTGTTGCAGGATACTAACAATGAAATTTGATTCTGAACTAACTCCTCAAAATGCTCTAGTAGCTTTTGTCATGGATCGCTGTAACCAATGGCGAGACCATCGTGATGAGAACTACCTAGATCGTTGGGATGAATATGAACGTCTATGGCGTGGTCTTTGGGCTGATGAAGATAAAACTAGGTCTTCAGAGCGATCAAAGCTCATCAGTCCTGCACTACAGCAAGCTGTGGACAACAAACAATCAGACATGGAAGAAGCAGTGTTTGCTAAAGGAGTGTTCTTTGATATCGTTGATGATAGCGAAGATCAAAACAAAGCAGACATTGAGATCATGCGTACAAGGCTAACTGAAGACTTTAAGAAAGATCGAATCAGGAAGCAGATTGGTAATGTCATGACCTTAGCTGAGATCTACGGTACTGGTATTGGTGAACTTATTGTTAAGCAAAAGAAGCAACTAAAGCCTTCTACACAGCCTTCAGCGAACCCAGGACTGAGCATGATTGGTGTACAGTCTTCTGTTCGTGTGTCCGTAGACTTAAAACCTATTAACCCCAGAAACTTTCTTATTGATCCTAATGCAGCTAACATTGCTGATGCTTTAGGATGTGCTGTAGAAGAGTATGTAGGTCGTCATACCGTCATTAAAGGTATGGAAGATGGTGTTTACAGACAAGTTAGTGTTGGAGATGCTGCTGTTGATACTGACTTAGAACCTACACAAGACTTAACTTACTATCAATCTGATAAAATATTACTATTGAGGTATTACGGTTTAGTACCTAAACGGTTGTTAGAGAACCCAGATGAGGTTACTTCTGAAGAAGAAGAGCTGTATTCTGACATGGTTGAGGCATTGATTGTCATTGCTAACGGTGAATCACTGTTAAAAGCAGAAGAGAATCCTTTCATGATGCAGGATAGACCTATCATTGCTTACCAAGCTGATAGTGTTCCTGGTCGTTTCTGGGGTAGAGGCACTGCTGAGAAAGCATACAACATGCAAAAGGCTGTTGATGCACAGATTCGTAGTCATGTAGACTCTTTAGGGCTTACAACAGCACCTATGATGGCTGTAGATGCCTCTAGATTACCTCGTGGACAGAAGTTTGAGATACGTCCTGGTAAGACTATCATGGTTAATGGTAACCCACAAGAGATCCTACAACCCTTTAAGTTTGGTGTTACTGACAAAACAAACATAGAAACAGCACAGTTGTTCGAAAGAATGATGCTACAAGCAACAGGTACGCTAGATACAGCGAACTTACCTGCTCAAGTAAGCGGTGGTGATGCAGCAGCAGCAGGATTAGCGATGGCTGTTAGCGGTATCATCAAGAAAAACAAGAGAGCGTTAGTTAATTTCCAAGAAGATTTCCTTATTCCGTTCGTTCAAAAGGCTGCATGGCGGTATATGCAGTTTGCTCCTGATCGTTATCCAGTACAGGACTTTGAGTTTATACCGTCCGGTACGTTAGGAATGGTTGCTAGAGAGTTTGAACAGGCTCAAATGATGGCAATGATGTCTACGTTAGGACCAAATAGTCCTATCGTACCTTTGTTACTGCAAGGTATTGTTGAATACTCATCATTACCTAACCGTGAGAGTCTTCTACAACAACTTCAGCAGCTAACACAGCCAAATCCTGAGCAACAACAGGCTCAACAGCAAGCTACACAGCTTCAATTAGCGGATGCACAAGCAACTGTGCAGGAAAAGCAAGCTAGAGCACAGAAAGCAGCAGCAGAGGCTCAGAAAGCGTCTATAGAGGCTCAGTTAATGCCTGAAGAGGTAAGAGCTAAGATCGTTAATGCAGCCACTCAGAACCTTCCTAACAATGATGACTCAGCAGAGCGTGAATTCCAACGCAGAATCAAGATTGCTGAGTTGATGTTGAAGGAAGAAGATATCAAAAGCAATGAAAACATCGCCAAGATGCAAATGGAGGCTAAAAAGCAAGTAGATAAGCAGTTTACTGATGCTCTTGGTGAGTAATCATGGATGAGGAAAAGCTACTACAACTAGCTTCAGTTGTTGGTAAGTTAAAGAAGAAGGTATCTGAACTTGATTCCAAAGCAGATACCATCAAGAAACTGCAAGGACCACAAGGAGAACAAGGGCTGCAAGGTCCAAAAGGTGATGCAGGTAAAGATGGTTTACCTGGAAGAGACGGTAAAGACGGTAGAGATGGTGTTGATGGTAAAGACGGTAAAGATGGTAAGCCAGGTGTATCCGTTGTTGATGCTTACATCGACATGGATAACTCACTGGTTCTTAGGTTATCTAATGGCATTGATGTTAGTGCTGGTGAAATGCCTACCATACCATCTAAAGCAGATTCTATCTATGTTTCAAACACACAGAACTTTAGCTTAGATGGTTTACCAACTGCTGGACAGTTTCCTCAACCAGATTACTTTGTTGTCAAACAAGATGGTGAATGGCGTAAAGCACCGTTTACATACTTACAGGCTTGGTTAGATCAGGTTAATTACTTAACAACAGAAAGTGGTGATCGCTTGACAACAGAGTCTGGTGATTACATTATCATGGAGTAGACATGGCTGACGTAAAGATATCAGCTCTATCAAACGCAACAACACCACTATCAGGTACTGAGGTAGTTCCTGTTGTACAAAGTGGTGTTACTTACAAAACAACCGTACAAAGCATTGCTAACTTAGCTGCCTCTGGTTCAGTAACATCAGTAGCTATGTCAGTTCCTACTGGATTAACTGTAACAGGTTCTCCAGTAACTTCTTCAGGTACGTTAGCAGTATCGTACACGGCTGGTTATGCTATACCAACCACAGCTAAACAGTCTGACTGGGATACTGCGTATGGATGGGGTAATCATGCTTCAGCAGGTTATCTAACATCAGAAACAGATCCTGTGTTTACTGCTAGTGCTGCTAGTGGTATCACATCAACGAACATAAGTAATTGGAACACAGCATACGGTTGGGGTAACCACGCCTCTGCGGGTTATGCGTTAGGAACAACAACAATCACTGCTGGTACTGGGTTATCTGGTGGTGGTGATTTGTCCGCTAATAGAACTATTAACTTAGCGAACACAGCCGTAACAGCAGGTTCCTACACCAACGCTAACATCACTGTTGATGCACAAGGTCGTATCACAGCAGCAGCAAACGGTACAGGTGGTGGTGGTTCTGGTACAGTTACAAGTGTTGCTTTAACAATGCCATCTGGTTTTTCTGTAACAGGATCGCCAGTAACAACATCAGGTACTTTAGCAGTTAGCACAACATTAAATGGTATACTAAAAGGTAATGGAACTGGTTTTACAACAGCTACAGCATCAACTGATTACGCCCCTCCGACAACAGGAACAGCTAATCAACTTATAGCCAACAACGGAACAGGTGGTTTTACTAACCTAACCACAGGAACTGGTGTTGTTACCGCTTTAGGTGTTAACACAGGTAGCGCAGGTGCTTTTGTTGTCAATGGCGGTGCGCTAGGTACACCAAGCTCAGCAACACTAACGAATGCTACTGGACTTCCGTTATCTACTGGTGTTACTGGTAATCTTCCTGTAGGAAATCTTAACTCAGGTACAGCAGCTTCTTCAACAACATTTTGGCGTGGTGATGGGACATGGGCAACACCAACCGCATCAGCAACAATTCCTGTAAGTGATGAAGGAACACAGATTACATCAACAGTGTCTTCCTTTAACTTTGTTGGTTCTGGTGTAACTGCAACAGCAGTTGGTAATGCAGTTACAGTAACTATTTCAGGTGGTGGTGGCGGTAGTGGTTTTAGTCCAGTTACAGCAGCAATGATTTTTGGATAGGGATAAATATGGCAGCTCCTAATTTACTTTCACCAACAACCATTGTTGGTAAAACAGTCACTGTTGATTTAAGTACAACATCAGCTACATCAATTCTTAGTAACGCAGCGTCATCTGGTAAAGTATTAAAAATCAATGCTCTATATGTAGCTAACGTAGATGGAACGAGTAACGCTGAAATCACAATCAACTACTACTCTGCTGCGTCATTAGGTGGTACAGCAACGCCGATTGCTTCTACGGTTACAGTACCAGCAGATGCTACACTTGTGGTGATTGACAAAGATGCTTATGTGTATCTTGAGGAAAACACATCACTAGGTGCTACGGCTGGTACAGCAAGCGATTTGAAGATTGTTTGCAGCTACGAAGATATTAGCTAGGAGTCATTATGCCAAGAGGTAACGGCGGGGTAATCGGCCCCGCAAACATACCAACAACAGGCTCTGCTAAAGGTGTTTGGTCACTGATGGAGCAGATGATTGCTAAACGTCAAGGCATCTGGCCTTTAGCTGGTGGTTATATTGTCGTCCAAACCTTTACCGCTACGTCTACTTGGACTTGCCCTACTGGTGTTACAGAGGTTGAGTATTTGGTTGTTGGTGGTGGCGGTGGTGGCGGCGGTGGTTGGAATTCAATTAGGGGCGGCGGTGGCGGTGGCGGGGCTGGTGGTTTTAGAACTGGAACAGGTCTTTCAGTAACTGCTGGAACGGATTACGTAGTCACTGTTGGCGGTAGCGGAGCCGGAGGGCCGGTCAGCACTAATGGAACATCAGGGCAAAATTCTGTATTTAGCACCATTACATCAAATGGCGGAGGTTATGGAGGAGGCCCATCCAGTCCAACTACTGGTCGCGCAGGTGCATCTGGAGGGTCAGGTGGCGGTAGCGGTTATTTAGGTGGTTCTGGTGGGGCAGGCAATACTCCTTCAACATCTCCTTCTCAAGGAAATAATGGAGGTTCAGGATCAACCATTAGTGGTGCTGCTGGTGGTGGCGGCGGAGCAACTGGAACAGGTGGTAATGCGTCAGACCCCTCAGAGGTTGCTGGGAATGGCGGCAACGGGACGGCGTCATCCATTACTGGTTCATCTGTAACTTATGCGGGTGGTGGTGGTGGTGGAAGATATAACGCACCTGGAACTCCTGGGACTGGTGGTACAGGTGGTGGCGGTAACGCATCAGCACCTGGAACGGCATATACTGGCGGAGGTGGTGGTGGCGCAAATGAAACTGCGGTAGGCGGCGCAGGCGGCTCCGGCATTGTTATCCTGAAGTACACCGTACCAAGCCAAACTGTATTTACGTTCAAAGGCACTACTACTTGGAAATGCCCGACAGGTGTTACCAGCGTTGACTATCTTGTGGTTGGCGGGGGTGGTGGCGGCGGTGGTCGTCACGGCGGTGGAGGTGGCGGAGGTGGATTCAGAACAGGAACCGCTTTGAGCGTGACAGCAGGAACGGAGTATGCAATTACCGTTGGAGCTTCCGGTGTCGGCGGTGCAAATAATAGTGCTGCTGGAGTCACAAATGGTACTAAAGGTGGAGACTCTACATTTTCAAGCATAACCTCTACCGGAGGTGGTTACGGGGCTGGTTATAACGGTGGTGCAGCAAATGCTGGTGGCCCTGGTGGATCTGGTGGTGGCGGTGTTTTTGGAGGTGCTGGTGGCCCTGGAAACACACCTGCTGCATCTTCTGATGGTGGTAACGGCGCACCTTCAAATACACAACAAGGCAGGAATGGCGGGTCTGGAAATGCGTCTGCGCCAAATTATGGCGGCGGCGGTGGTGGCGGTTCTAATGCTTCTACTGGAACAGGAACTAATGGCACTTCCACTGGTAATGGTAATGGCGGGGCAGGAACTACCTCAACAATTAGTGGTTCGTCAGTAGCATACTCAGGAGGTGGTGGTGGCGGGTCTTATCAGGGCGGCACAGCAGGAACTGGTGGCAGTGCTCCATCAGGTGGTGCTGGTAGTAATTCAGGAGCCGCAGCTACTGCCGGAGGAGCAAACACCGGAGGCGGCGGCGGTGGTGGCGGAAATGAAGCTGCTCCAAACTTAGGTGGCGCAAACGGCGGCTCCGGTATCGTAATCATCAAAATCAATCAATAACATGACTACAAAAGTTTACAAATTTCTAGGCATTGATACAGCTATGCACTTGCTTCGCCCAGGTGCGAAGTGGGAAATATCAAACAACGTCTTTACAAGGTGGGATGATCCACGGCCATGCCCAAGCATTGAAGAAGTGTATTGGGTTATTGACAAGATCAGAGAGTTTGAGGACAGCATCCCTACGATTTACACCGACGAGCAACTGAAAGAGATGGGCATAGCCCGTGAGGAATTTGAACGTGCAGTTGCATAACTTATTCCCCATCCCTGTTGGCTTTTCAGAGCTTGGTAGACCTCTGAGCGATGAGGAGCTGTTCTTCATCCGTGAACTACCAACAAGACCCAACATGGGTAACACCACATCTACCAACAACTTTGTACTGCGTGATCCTGCGCTGACCTCACTGCGTTCGTTCATTGAAGATAGCGTCTCGGATTACTTCAAAAGCACAGTCAATCCCAAGCACAACGTAAGCCTACGAATTACCCAAAGCTGGTGTAACTACTCGGAGCCTGGGCAATATCACCACAAACATGCACATCCCAACAGTTACATCTCAGGCGTGTTCTATGTGCAGACAAACGCTGATGATAGGATTTATTTTTACAAAGATGGCTGGCAGCAGATCAAGTTTCCGCCTGAGCAGTGGAACGCATATAACAGTGAAAGCTGGTGGTTTGAAGCCACAGCAGGAAAGCTGATTCTGTTTCCATCGTCACTGACGCATATGGTTCCTGAAGTCAAAGGCGATGACACAAGAATCTCACTATCGTTTAATACCTTCCCCGTTGGTCTTGTCGGGGAAGAAATGGATTTAACTGGATTAAAGCTGGAGGCTGAAGATGGCGCATTTCGCTAAGTTAGATGAAAACAACGTAGTAACTCAGGTTGTAGTTGTTGATAACAAAGATACTTCAGATGCTGCTGGCATAGAGAAAGAACACATTGGTTCAGCACACTTAGAAAAGATTCTTGGTGGGGTTTGGAAACAGACCAGCTACAACGCTAAGTTTCGCAAGAACTACGCGGGCATTGGTTACTCTTACATGCCACCGCCTATCGATGGCTTTGTGCCTCCGAGACCTTTTGAGAGCTGGAACCTAGACCCCGACACCTGCCAATGGGTGGCACCAGTTGCTATGCCAACGGACGGAAAGATGTATAGCTGGGATGAAGATACTGTTAGTTGGAAAGAAATATCTTGACAAAAGCATTGAAACATGCTTGACAAATTCATAAAGATGTGGTAAAATAACAACAATGGATACTACTAAGTTAATACAGTACTACGAAGAGCGCTTTGATTTACTTGCTCATCCAGGATGGAAAACACTACTGGAAGATGCTCAAGAGTACAGAGATGCTGTTGCTGACATCACCACCGTAGAAACCATCGAAGAGTTACATCAGCGTAAAGGTCAACTAAAAGCACTAGATTGGCTACTCACCATGAAAGAAGTATGGGAAAAAGCCTACGAGGAATTGGTCAATGAGGATACTGAATGACTTTATCTGTGACAACGGACACGTCACTGAGAGATACACAGATCACTACATCAAAGAGATACAGTGTCCGCACTGTGATCTGTTAGCACAAAGACAACTAGCATCGCCAAGAAGTAAGCTAGAAGGCATCACAGGTGCTTTCCCAACTGCTTATGATCGTTGGGCAACGGTGCATGAACAAGTAGCAAAGGTGGCACAGTCTAAGTCCTACTACGAGGGATAACTTAGGCTTTTTTTAATTCCTAACAATTGGGTTATACCCGACTAGGAGAACAGATGGCGAATTTCGTTGAATCTCAAGATGAGGACATCGTAAGCGATGAATTTCAAGCTGAAGAGGCTAAGGCTGAAGCAGCACCAACACAGGAAGTAGCGATCCCTGAGAAGTTAAAGGGTAAATCGTACGAAGACATTGTAAAGATGTACCAAGAGGCTGAAAAGTTAATTGGTCGTCAAGCACAAGAAGTTGGTGAAGTTCGTAAGTTAGCAGATGAACTTATTAAGAGGCAAATCACACCGCAGGTAGAACCTGCTAAAGCTGTCGAAGATGATACTGACTTTTTTGCCGATCCTGTTAAGGCAGTTAACAAAGCAGTAGAAAACCATCCATCAGTGGTACAAGCTCAACAGGCTGCGCTACAGATGGCTAGGTTACAAACAGCAAACAGGCTAGCTCAGACTCATCCAGATTATACACAGGTATCGTCAGATCCTGAGTTTACTGAATGGGTTAAAGAGTCTCCGATACGTCAACGATTGTTCATAGAAGCTAACAACAGTTTTGACTTTGACGCAGCTAATGAGTTACTAAGTAACTTCAAAGCAGTCAAAAGAATCAAACAAGAGTTCGTTCAACAAGCTGCTCAGACATTGTCCGAACAGAATAACAAACAACTCAAGGCAGCTACAGTAGCAATTGATGGTGGTACTGGAGAAACGAGCAAGAAAATTTATCGTCGAACTGATCTTATTCGGCTTCAAATGACTGACCCTGAACGCTATATGGCACTACAACCAGACATCATGGATGCTTATAGCGAAGGTAGGGTTCGATAACCTAAACTTTAAAGGAAATTAAAAATGGCTTCAGCCGCATATCCTGGTGGTAGTTCCACCATTGTCAACAAGACCAACGCAGATAAATTTATCCCTTAAATATCTCGGGGATAATACCGACCGTTAAATAGGAGATTTGGTCGGACGAGATTTGACGCAATAGATCTCGTAAAACTAGGTGAATTGCTGGAAACTTCTAAAGTCTCACAGTGCTTATTAGGCGACAATCTGGAGAATGAACAATGGACAATCAGCAGCCAAGTATTTCTGCGTTTGAGTTTGGATGGTTTTGTGGTATCATTGATGGTGAAGGTTGTATAGGATTGTGGAGTCGTGGTGGTGATCGTAAAAACGAATATAAACCAGGGCTTAGAGTAGCTAACACAAGTCAACCAATCATTAAAGCATTCTGTAGTGTTTTAGACAGATTAGAAGTAAGTTACCACATAACACATTACAAACCTCGTAAAGAAACTCAAAAAGAATACTGGAATATTAGTATAGAGGGTTTCAAACGACTAAATAAGCTATTACCTGTAATTAAAGATTGTTTAGTTGAGAAAAAAGAACAAGCTAACTTAGTGTGGGAATGGGTCCAATCCAGAGACAATAAGTGGCATAGGTCTGAATACTCAACTAGAGAATTAGAGATACCTAAACTTGTATCTGCTTTAAATCACAGGGGCTTGCAGAAATAAAGGTTCAACGACTATCCGCAAGGAGTAGGAACTAAGTAGTTCCGAAGCGCCTAGCCTGTAGTAATACAGTGATGATATAGTCTGAACTTTAGGGAAACCTAAAGAGAACATGCGGAAACGGTATGTTCGTAACATAATGATTGCATCGTACAAGAAAGCGCTTGTTATGGCTAATCTTGTTAATAAAATGTCTATGCGTGGTAAGAAAGGTGATACGCTTCACATTCCTAGCCCCACCCGTGGTGCAGCCTTCGCTAAAGCAGCTAACACTGCTGTAACGATTCAGGCTAACGTTGAATCTGAAGTGCAAGTTACCATCAACAAGCACTATGAGTACTCACGTCTTATCGAAGACATCGTTGAAGTTCAAGCACTGGCTTCGCTTCGTCGTTTCTACACTGAAGATGCTGGTTATGCTCTTGCAGCACAGGTTGATACGGATCTGATCCAGATTGGTCGTCTGTTCAACGGTTCTCACGCTGCTGGTGCTACTGGTGACTACAGTGTTTCTGGTACAACCACTGCCTACATCGGTGGTGACGGTACTACAGCCTTCGTTGGTGGTGCTGGTGCTGGTAACGCAACTGCAATCACTGATGCAGCTATTCGTCGTACCATCCAGCGTCTTGATGATGCTAACGTACCTCAAGATGGTCGTTGCTTGGTGATTCCTCCTGTTGCTCGTAACACGCTGATGGGTCTTGCTCGTTTCACTGAACAAGCCTTTGTTGGTGAGCAAGGCACTAACAACACCATCCGTAACGGTCAGATCGGTGATGTGTACGGTGTTAAGGTGTTCGTCACCAGCAACGCTGACACTGCTTACAGCACTTCTGGTACTGCTCCTCGTGCATGTTTGATGTTCCATAAAGATGCTATGGTGCTTGCAGAGCAGATGGCTGTTCGTTCACAAGCTCAGTACAAGCAAGAGTATCTAGCAACGCTGTATACTGCTGATACCCTGTACGGTACAGCAGAGCTGCGTAACGATGCCGCTGTTGCTTTGATCATCCCTGGTTGATATAACTAAGAAGGAGCCTCTTCGGAGGCTCTTTTAACAAAGAGGTTACTATGGCAACATTTAGATGTATATGGTCAAATAACTTACTAGAAGTACACTATGATTTTGATATTAAAGAGATGCGTAGACATCCTGATTATGAAGAAGTAACAGAAGAGAAAGAAACAAAACAAGATAATAAACCAAAGGTTACGAAGAACTCTAAAGAGGCGTGACATGGCTATAAAGATCAAAGGATCTTCAACTGCTGGTGCAGTACCTGCATCGTTAGAAAACAGACAACTTGCTGTTAACACCACTGACAAGAAACTGTTTGTTGGTGATGGTACTGCTGTGCAGACATTGACAGGTACGATTGCATCACAGAATGCCAACAATGTAAACATCACTGGTGGTACGATTGATGGTGTGAACATTACTAATAGTTCTACCTCACCATTAGCTCAATACAACGGGTTTACTAACATTGTTGTAGCTACTTCATCTGGTTCTTGGACAGTACCTACTGGCGTTACTAAAGTAAAGATAACTTTAACAGGTGGTGGTGGCTCTGGTGGCGGTTTAAACGCAGGAGACTTCAGATGTGCTGGTGGCGGTGCTGGTGGTACTTGCATTGCGATTGTATCAGTTACTGCGGGTTCTACTTACTCATACACAATAGGTGCTGGAGGTACAGGGATAGCTGGTACAGGATCCTCTGGTGGAAATACATCAATAACTATAGGAGCTACAACTTACACAGCTAACGGTGGTGCTGGTGCTCCTGCTTGGGTTTATGGTACTATAGAAGGTGGGTCCGGTGGATCAGCCTCAAACGGAAATATTAACATTGATGGTGGAGATGGTGGTACAATAAGAGGTTTTTCAGATGTTGGTGGTTATACCGGTGAGCCGGATGGCGGTTACGGAGGATCCTCTTATTGGGGTGGGGGAGCAAAAGGAGGACCAAATGGCGCTGGTACTGCTGGTAAAGCATATGGTTCCGGTGGCAGCGGAGCAGCAAGGACTTCGTACACTGCTGCATCTGTTAGTGGTGGTTCCGGTAAACAAGGTATTTTAGTGATTGAGTACTAACATGAATACTTTTGCGATCATTGAAAACAATGTTGTTGTAAACATAGTTATTGCTGAACATGAGTACGCAGTACAACAAGGATGGGTATACTGTCCTGTTGGTGGTATAGGATGGTCTTACAACGAAGGTGTGTTTTCAGCACCAGAGTCAACTATAGTATCAACAGAACAAATACAAAGACCTACACCAACCAAAGAAGACTTGTTAGCTCAATTAGCAGCACTACAACAGCAGATACAAGCGTTGGTGTAACATGGCTCTTCACACTGATGAGTCAATAAAGCAGGTTGGTGATGCTATATCGATAATCACTGTAGTAGGTACGTTAGCTGAGTTGTTACCTGCTATAGCTGCTGTCCTAACGATCGTATGGACTGCTATTCGTATATGGGAAACAGATACCGTACAGTGTATGTTTAAAAAGAAAGGAAAGACAAATGCCGATGGTGAACAATAAAAAGTTTCCTTATACCGCTAAAGGTAAGAAAGAAGCAGAAGAATACGCATCAAAGAAAGCTAAGAAGATGCACGAGAAAAAAGAATCAAAGGCTATGAAAGCTAAAGAGAAGAAGATGGGTTATCCATCATGAAACAGAAACCAGCTAAAGTACGTAAAGTCATGAGAGAGTACAAAGAAGGTACTCTTCATAGTGGTAAAGGTGGTCCTGTTGTTAAGTCTCGTAAACAAGCAGTTGCTATTGCTTTGTCAGAGGCTGGTATGTCTAAGCCTAAGAAGAAGAAATGAAACCAGGACTGTATGCGAACATACAAGCCAAGCGTAAGCGTATCGCTGAAGGCTCTGGTGAGAAGATGAGAAAGCCAGGCACTAAAGGTGCTCCAACAACCAAAGACTTCAAGGAGGCAGCAAAAACTGCTAAGAAGAAATGAAGAAAGATTCTAGGTTAGAAAGAGCAGGAGTGTCCGGATATAATCGCCCTAAAAAAACACCTGGACATCCTACCAAATCACACATTGTTGTAGCAAAGGACGGTGATCAAGTTAAGACCATTAGATTTGGTCAACAAGGTGTTTCTGGTTCCCCTGAAGGTTCTGCAAGGAATAAATCCTTCAAAGCTAGACATGCAAAGAACATTGCTAAAGGTAAAATGTCTGCGGCTTACTGGGCCGATCGTGAGAAGTGGAGTAAATAATGCCTTTTCCTTTAGAAGTACCTGATGGTGTTTTTAAAAACGAAGAAGGAAGATGGGTACGTTATTGTCCTTCATGTAATGCTGAAGTAAACCATCTAAGAAGAAACTATTGCATAGGGTCTCATAACATTAAACAACCTTGTAAAAGGTGTAGTAATATTAACAACCATCCTTCAGGTATGGTAGGTGCAGTTAGATTAGCATGGTATGAGTCTTTTTATAAAAGCGCTTTGACTCGTGGTTATTTATGGGAGCTAACCCCTCAATTTATAAATGAACTTTATGAAGAACAAGATGGGTTATGTGTTTTATCTGGTTTATCTATAGGCTGGAGTAAAGTTGGTTGGGAACACACAGCATCAATAGATAGGATAGATAACAACATTGGTTATACAGTAGAAAACGTACAGTTAGTACATAAAAAAATCAATATGATGAGAGGTTTATTAACTATTGATGAGTTTTTAAATCTTTGCTCCTCTGTTGCTGATAAAGTAAAATGGTGACATATGGCTACGTACTTAGATTGTGTTAACGGTGTACTACGAAGGCTTCGGGAAACTGAAGCCTCAACTGTATCTGATACACCATACGTTAAGCTAGTTGCTGACTTTGTTAACGAAGCTAAACGTGAAGTAGAAGATACCTGGAGTTGGTCTATTCTTCGTACAACGAAGACCATCAATGCTGTTAATGGTACACAGAACTATGCTATCACAGGTTCTAATCCACGTAGTAAGTTGTTAGTGGTGTACATACCATCAGTAAAGAGAGACTTAACTCAGGCAACACAGAATCAGATGCACGAGTGGACTAACTTACAAGGTACAGTGTCCGGTACACCACAGTACTTCTCTGTAGGTAATTCTAACACTTCTGGTGAGATCACTATTGATCTATGGCCTATACCAGGATCTTCGATTACTGTGAAGGTAGACTGTGTTGTTCCACAGGCTGATCTGTCAGTATCTTCAGATGTTATCTATGTACCATCAGAGTTAGTTATCCAAGGTGCTTATCTTCGTGCTATCAATGAACGTGGTGAAGATGGTGGTAGGTTATCTGAGCAACAAGCAGATCTGTACCGTAAAGCAGTTGCATCATACGTAGCTATTGAATCAGAACGCTATGCTGATGAAACAACATGGGAGTGGTCATAATGGCTGCTGAGTTAAAATCAGTTAGTCTTCTTGCTCCAGGCTTCTTTGGACTTAACACACAGGATTCATCGTTAGGTCTTCCTAAAGAGTTTTCTCTTAGAGCTGACAATGCTGTCATTGATCAGTATGGTCGTATAGCATCCCGTAAAGGATGGGACAACTTAAACACTTCTGTAGGTTATGTAGGTACAGAGCCTACCATGTTGTATGAGATTGTCAAGAAAGACGGTACAACAGAACTTGCATCTATCGGTGACAACAAGATCTACACAGGTACAACAACACTAACTCTTAAGTATACTGGTTCTACGTGGACAGCACAGAACTGGAAAGCAGTTAGCTTTAACAATCATACATACTTCTTCCAACGTGCTCATGATCCTATCATGTATGACCATGCAGGTAACACATGGACACTGATGTCCGCTCATGCTGGTTATTCAGGTACTGTACAACTTGCTAATGAAGTTCTAGGTGCTTATGGTCGTATATGGGTTGCTGACACCACCACTGATAAAACTACTGTATGGTGGTCTGATGCGTTAACAGGTCATAAATGGACTGGTGGTAACGCTGGTTCCATCAGCATAGAAAAGGCATTCACTAACGGAACTGATTCAATCGTAGCATTAGCAGCCTTTAATGGCTATCTAATCATATTTTGTAAGAAAAGTATTGTTATCTACTCAGGTGCTACCACAGATCCATCAACTAACTTGTCATTGGTAGAAGTCATTGATGGTGTAGGCTGTGTTGCTAGAGATTCTGTACAGGATGTAGGATCTGATATCTTCTTCCTATCTGATACAGGTGTTCGTAGTCTAGGAAGGATTATCCAAGAGAAATCTCCTCCTTTGTTCGATGTCTCTAGGAACATCCGTGATGATCTGTTAGCAGACTTCACCACGAACAACAGTGTAGATAACATTAGATCTGCCTACTATGAAAAAGATGGTTTCTATCTGTTGTCATTCCCTACAGCAGGTATTTCATACTGTTTTGACTTAAAGAGTAGGCTACAGGATAACTCTTGTAGAGTAACAAAGTGGACAATAGCACCTAAGTCATTAGCTACCACTAAAGATCGTAAGTTGTACTTAGGTAGGTTAGGATACATCGGTAACTATGGTGCTCTTGCATCAGACAACGGTGATTCATTCAGGTTTGCATACTACACAGCACACTTAGATGCTACAGCACCATCAGTGCTGAAGATGCTAAAGAAGATGTCTTTGTTTCTTATCGGTGGTCTAAACACTAACGTATTTTTGTACTGTGCGGTTGACTACAGTTCATTGTATTCAATATCACAGATCAACAACGTAGGCGGTACAACAAGATCAGAGTACAACATCAGCGAATACAACATCGCAGAGTACAACAGCGGTGCATTCGTTAACAACACCAAAGTAAATCTAAGTGGAACAGGTAGAGTCTTTCAGATTGGTATTGAAGCCAACATATCTACTGATTCCCTATCTATTCAACAGATGGACGTATACTTTAAGACAGGTAAATTAGCATGAGTAACTACGTCAAAACAACTAACTTTGCTGCTAAGGATTCGCTGGTATCTGGTAATCCAGCAAAGCTAATTAAAGGTACTGAGATCAACACTGAGTACGACAACATAGCTTCTGCGGTAGCATCCAAAGCAGATACTGCATCCCCTACATTCACTGGTACAGTAACGTTACCTACTGGTGGTGTTGTCTATGATGATGGGACATACTGATGAGCACTTCTATAGACGCTAAAGTAGCAGCGTTAGATAACATACTAGCTACTCCTGTTGGTACACCTAATGTCACTTTAGGTTTACTTAACCAAGCTAAGAACATTGCTGATAAGAACTACGATACAGGTAAGATAGATACACCTTTTGGTAACTTGTTTGCCAGAGATGCTGTATTCTTGTTCGATGAGCTAAACAGGATGGGTGTCTCTGATCCATCTAAGTTATCAGCACAGGTTATAGGTGATAAAGTTGTATACAAAGACGGTACAACAGGTAATGTTGTTCAGGAAAGTAAAGTATCTGAAGGTGGTAGTCTTAAGTTAGGTAAAACAGGCGGTAAAACTGGTGATGTTGAAGGTTATGACTTGTTCATGGTTCCTAACGAACAAGGTGGTTTAACACTAGCTAGTGACAAGGTAAAGCAGAGTAACTGGTTAAAGTTCAGAGATAATATACTTAAGCCTGCTGCTATTGTTGCTGCTGCATACTTTGGTGCTCCTTTGTTAGGAGAGGCTTTAGGCTTAACAGGTGCTGGCGCTGGAGCCACTGCAACTGGTGCTGGTGCTCTAGGTGCTGAAGCTGGTTTAGCTAGCACTTTTGCTGGTCTTTCTCCAGAAACATTAGCCGCTTTAGAAGCAACAGGACTTGCTAACATCCCTGAAATTGTAGGAGCTACTGGTGGTTTATTAGACGCTGGTTTAGCCGCAGGAGCTGCTGGTTTGGCTGGAACAGCCGCAAACGCTGCTGGAGCCGCTAAAGCAGGAACTACTTTACCAGGATCTACGATAGCTAATGCAGCCACTACTGCTGCTAAAGCATTGCTAGGTGGGGGAGATAATAACTTGTTAGGAAACATAGTAGGTAGTGGTGTTAACTTAGCAATGGTACAGGATGCTGCTGACAAGTTAAGACAACAAGGGCAGATTAGCCAAGAACAGTACAATACACTATCTAACCAACTAAAAACCCAATACACTAACTTAGGGTTGTTCGGACAACAAGGGTTAGAGAACGTAGGTAGAACAGCAGCAGGTATGGTTGGTAACTTTACACCTTATGGTGTTACTAATCAGTTGTTTGGTACTAGAGTTAATCCTGAGACAGGTGCTGTAGAGACTACGTTAACTAACGTTGGTGAAGCACTATATAATCCTTTTGCTAGGGTAGCAGCACAGTCTGCACAGGCTGCTGAGATGACTAACGTTGATCAGTTAGCTAAAGATTACTATAATAAAATAGCTGCGTTGTCTGCACCAGAGATTGAACGTCAACGGTTAGCAACAGAGGACCGTCTACGTGCTCAAGGTAGATTGGGTGTAAGTGGGTCTGCTTTTGGTGGTTCTTCACCAGAATTGCTAGCACAGGAACAAGCTATTGCTAGACAGCAACTAGAAAGAGAACTACAGTCTAGGCAAGCTGCTTTAGGTGAGCGTGGTACGTTAATTGGTCAAGGTAACGCTGCTTACAGTCCTATCAGTAACTTGTTAGGGTTACAAGCACAACAACAGCAGTTGTCTGGTCAGTTAGGTCAGATGGCTCAGCAAGGAAGAATAGCAGCAGCTCAACTCTATGCTCAACCAGCAGCACAAGGTTATACGTCAGCACTTAACGTAGGTGCTCAAGGTCTTGGGCAGATGGCTCAAACAGAACGTACAGGTATTGCTTCCAACTTAGCTTCTCAACAGGCTGCACTAGATGCTTTAGCAATTGGTAGGACTAATGTTGCTAATAACTTGTTAGGTGCTAATGGTGCTAATGTTGGAAATATTACTAATGCTATTAGTAGTGGTGTTAACTTCTTTACTAACCCTAATGCTGCTGGTAACTTAAACACAATCGGTTTTGGTACTGGTTTAGGGTTTGGTAATGAAGACATTGGATTATTTCTCTAAGGAATAGTAATGGCACAGCAACAACAAATGGGTTTATTTGGCCCTACCCCTACTGATATATTACGGGCTCAACAGGCTGCTGATCAAGATTTAGCACTTCGTCAAGCGCAGTTAGCTCCTGGTCAAGGTTTAATATACCAAGCAGCCAGTGCTGGTCAACGTGCTGGTAGGAACATTGCTGGTTTGTTCGGTATCGAAGATCCAGCATTGAAAGAAGCTACTGAGATGGATGCAGTAAAGAAAGTAGTGGCTTCACAGTGGGATGGTAGCGATCCTGAGAAGGCTTTAGAGTTGTTTGTTCAGGAAGCGAACAAAAGAGGATTAACACAGCAAGCATTGTCAGCCTCTGAGCGATTGACTAAAATGAAGGCTGATAGAGAGAAGGCTGAACAAGGTAAGGTTAAGACATCTTATGAGATTGGTAAGATTGCAGCACAGACGCTAGAAGCATTACGTAAAGCAGACCAAGCCAAAACAGCTAAAGTACCATCTTTGATTCAGTACCAAGAAGCTAGAGATGCTATTGATGAAGCTTTACAAACAGAACAAGATCCTCAGGTTAGAACAAGGCTTGAAACAAGAAGAGATGAGCTAAATAATTACATAACGAAAGAAAGTACAAGAGAGCCAAGAGCAGCAAAAGAACCAAATAAAGTAGGTGTATCAACAACAGGGCAAGTAGTTTACTATGATCCTGAAACACGTAAGCAGTTTACCTTCGATAGCCAAGGAAAAGAAGTACCGTTCACTGGACAGGTAGAAAGAGGTGGTTCAACAACCAATGTTGTTCTTAATACACCACAAACTGCTGCTTTGGTTGATCAAGGACAAAAAGCTACAAAACCAATCTTTGATAGAGTACAGTCTATTGATCGTTCAATATCACTGATAGATCAAAACACACCTTTCTCTGAAGCTGCTTTACGTCAAGAGATTGCATCAATCTTTGGTGATTCTCAGAAAGCAGCTACTGAAATTAGAGGTTTAGCTAACACTGGTTCTCTTGATGAGCGTGTTGCTAATAGGATTGTTGATTTTGTTTCTGGTAAACCAACTAAAGTTACTAACGAAGATCGTAGAGCTGTTCTTGTTGCTTTACGTAAGAGAGAACAAAATCAATACGAACGTAGGTTAAACCCATTCAGACAGGCAATTAAAAAAGAATCTGGCGGTGATGCTAATGCTATCTTCCCATCGTTTGAAGAAGCTTTTGGGCAAACCCCTGGTGTTGTATCAGTACAAAGAAAAACAAAGTCAGGCACTACATATACTGTTGAATAACCTAAGGAATAAGAATGCCTACTTATACGATTAACGGTAGAACTGTAAGGACTACTAAGCCTCTTACAGACGATGAGATTGATGAGATTGCTGCTACACTACCTACACAGGCTGGTGTAACACCTAAAGAACTATCTAAGGTATTTCAACGTAACAGACCACAGGATACTGGTGTTACTCCTGGTCAATACTTAACTGATGTTGCTAAAGGAACTGTAGCTAGGTTTGTTCCTGATATTATGAGAGCTGTTGCTGGTATGGAAGCTCCTCTACAGACTCCATCAGCAGAGCCTAGTCTAACACAACAGATTGAAAAACAGTTTATTCAGCCTGTAGAGCAAAGAACACAACAAGCAGTAGGGTACCAGCAAATACCTGCTCCTGATAAAGCATCACGGCTTGTAGGAGCTGCTATTGAGTCTGCTGGGTCTCCTGTTAACATTGCTTCTGGTAGTGGTGGTATTGTTACTAGAGTCTTGCAAGGTTTAATACCAGGGATGACAGCAGAGTTTGGTGGTCAAGTAGGTCAAAACATCGCTGGTGATCCTGGTCAGTTTGTAGGTGCTTTAACTGGTGGTATTACTGGTGGTTTAGGACAATCTCAGCTTGGCTTTAGAGCTGCTAAGCTAGGATATGACAGAGTTGCTCCTAAGATACAACAAGCTAAACAACGTCTCAGTGGTACTGTTCCAGAGGAAGAAATACAGCGTGAAGCTAGCGGTGCTGTAGAAAACATCTTACGTGCTGCTGCTGACGCTGATCCTAACATTGCCGCTAACATCCAGAGAGCTGATGAGATAGCTCGTACTACTGGTGTACAACTACCAGCAACTGCTATCTTAAATAGTAATCCAGTCTTGGTTGATCAAGTTAGGAGTTTAGCTGCCAGAGATCCTGTATTCCGTAGTCAATACGGTCAACAGTTTGAACAAGCTCAACAGGCTTTGGAGGGAAGAGCTACACGGTTGTTCGGACAACCAGCAACAGCTAATACAGTCATCGAACAAACTGTTAGGGATATACCTCTTGATAAGGTACAACAACGTAGGCTAGATGCGCTGAATAAACAGATTGCTAAAGAGTCTAGCTTTAATGTCGCTGATCAACAGCAGTTAGGTTCTCGCGTCAAAAAGTTAGTAGAAACCAAAGAAGATGCTGCTAGAGAAGCTACTAGCCCGTTGTATGATTCTGCTTTTGATTTTGCTAAACAAAACAACATTGTATTACCAGCAAACAGTGTGGAGGATATCTACACATTCGCTAATCAGAAACAAGCAGCAGATGTGTTTGGTACTTTTCCTTCATTGTGGAATAAGATAAACAAACACTTTAGCCCTAATCAAGAGACACAGCTTTTTAATAATCTTGATATTAGTTATTTAGACTCTTTGAAACAAGCAGTAAACAAAGCATTACGTAGTTCAAACGATCCTAAAGAGCTTCGTTTATTAGGAGAACTTCGTACAAAGGTTGATGATGCTATATATGCGTTACCTGAAGAATTCTCAACAAGATACAAAGCTGCTGATGCAGCCTTTAGAGAGAATGTAGGTTTACCTTACAACCAAGAAGCTATTAAACAAGTAGATAGAGCTAAGTTTGATGAGACTGTTCTTCCTGTCCTTACTAAGAATAGATCAGCATTAAGTCAATTCTTAGCAGCAACAGGTAGTGAAGGTTTTGATTTAGCCAAAAAAGCTTTTATTATTGACTTTGATAAAGCAGTTATCAAAGATGGTGTTATTGATCCAAAAGCTGCTAGTAAATGGTTAAAGGAAAACAATCCAACACTTTCGCTACTTGGGACTAGAGCTGATGATGTTCGTCTTGCTATTAGTGATGTTACAGCTCTCAACGCAGAAAAGGTAAGAATCAACAATGCCTTCACAGAAGCTAAGAAGAATAAGCTACTTCAACTAGAAGGTAAAACAGCACAAGAGATCGTAAGTGGTCTATACAGCAAACCAGCTAACGTAGATCAGTTTTTACGTACTTATGGAAGTAACGTAGATACTCTGAACGCTGTACGATCATTCATGTTAGATGATGTGTTGTCCGCTTCTGATCCTATTGCAGCACTAACTGATAGGACTAGAAAGGCTACCTACGATAAAGTCTTTGGTCCTACTTACATCAAAAACGTAGAGAGTTTGGCAGAAGCTTCTAGGAGATTAGCGGACAATCCTGCTAACGTTAAGTTTAACGTACAGGAAGTACCTAAAACAGAGATTGAGCGTATAACAGGTACTACGCCAGAGTCTATAGCATCACAAGTACGTGATCGGTTTACATCAGCACCGTATGTAGTAACATCCTTGTTATCTAAGTTCTGGGCAAAACAGACAGCAGAAGCTACTGATACTCAGCTTAAGGCTTTATTACTTAATCCCCAAGAAGTTAAGAAGTTGTCACAGGCTTTTACACCTAAGGCTGATGGATCTTTAGATTTAACGAAAGTTAACTCAGCACTGAAGTCAGCACAGAAGTTCGGTGTTAACTTGTTAGAGATGGCAATCAATGATGCTGCAATGGGTGCTGTAAGAGCTACACCAGCTATCCAGGCTAACATGCCTGAGGGGATGCAGTAATGTTTGAACTCATCGGTGCTCTTATCGGTGGAATCTTTCGTCTTGCTCCAGAGGTCTTAAAGATCTTAGATAGGAAGTTTGAAAGAGAACATGAACTGAAGAAGTTAGATGTTGAAGTCTCTATCGCTAAGATGCAAGCAGAGTTTGCTCTACAGCATGGTTATCAGCGTCTACAAGAGCATGAATTAGATGCTATCGGTGAAGCATTCAAACAACAAGCAGAGTCTGATAGCAAAGCCTGGAAGTGGGTAGCATCGCTATCTGCTTTGGTTAGACCAGCAGTGACGTACTGGTTTGTATTCTTTTACACTGCTGTAAAGGTAGCAGGTTTGTACTTAGCTTTTCTTCAGGATGGTTCTTGGACATCAGTGTTGTTGTCAGGATGGACTGACTACGATGAAGGTATGTTGTCCTTGATTATAACGTTCTGGTTTGTAGGACGAGTATGGGAATCAAGAAAGTAATCACCATAGCTGAACCGTTAATCAAGAGATTCGAAGGATGGAGAAGTAAACCTTATCTATGCAGTGCTGGTGTACCCACCATAGGTTGGGGATCTACGCTGTATGAGAACGGAGATAAGGTTACCTTAGATGATCCTGAGATAACAAAAGAAAGAGGACAAGCCTTATTTGATCTTGATGCAGAGAAGTTCCTGCTACAAGTCTACAAAGCCTGTCCAGTGTTGACGAAACACGATAACAAAGCTGCTGCGATACTTAGTTGGACTTACAACCTAGGTGTTGCTAGGCTTAGATCATCCACGATGCGAACAAAAATAAACCAAGAACGATGGGAGGAAGCTGCTCAAGAACTAAAGCGTTGGAATCTTGCAGCAGGTAAAGTAACCAAAGGCTTGGTTCTTCGTCGTGAGGATGAAGCAAAGTTATTCCTCCTTAGCCCATCCAACAACAAAGCTAAAGATAGCAATGTTAACAAAGACGAAGAACCCTTCGAGAGGGATCTCCGTTCCGTCCTCGTCAGTTACGACAAAATCATCAGAGTAGCAAATCCCTAACATAAACCCTGGTAGAAAAGACCAACCCCATATATTCGGCATAGTTTTCCTTAGTGACCTTTATAGACCCCTTTGCAGGGGTCTTTTTTTATTTAAATTTCACACACACCGGAAACACAGGCAAGTTGCTGTGCGCCCTCAACGTTATCATCATTCTCTTTAAGCATATCCCAATTGATGTTTGTGGGCATCTTAGCTACCAAGGCTTCATAGTCTTCCTTACTACACGTCTCATAGGGAGCCTGGCGATATGTCCCTCCATCCATTGGCAGGAACGATACACCAGTACAGATATCAAAGTTGTTATACACCCAAGCCCCTACAGTAGGCCAATCATTCTCATTAACTGAGATAGTTACTGATGGTTTATGTTCGCACCAATGAAGCTGGTACACACGCCACAACTCAAGATGAGATATTGCATCTACATCATCCCTAGTGACAGCGCCATCAGGAGCCTTCATAGGAAATGAGAACACAGTAGTGCTGTCTGGTCTCATCACACAAGGTTCACTAGGAATACCTTGTTCGATCATAAACGCCGTGAGAGGATCTTTTTTATCCGATCGTACACGCCTAATGTAATAGTGGGCATGTTGAGGATGAATGCCAGAAGCAGTGCCACAAAGCTGAGACACAGTACCAGAAGGCTTGACGCAAGTGATAGCAGCAGAGACAGGGATATTAAGAGCATTTGCTGTAACTTCGTTAGCCAAGATTGCTTCATTTTTCAACATCTCCAACCTTGCTGGTAACGCTTTATCATCAGGATCATTCAGTAACAGATGATCGTAGATACCTGTCAGTGATACACCCAATAGACGCTCTTCAGCGGTGTTCTTTTCCCAGATCTTACGTAGGTAAGGGAAGTTAGTCATTGTGCTCTGCCAAGTGCCTAGAATCGCTGCTACACGTACTTTGTACATTAAGTCTTCAATACCGTCAGTATCACGAACAATGACCTCTGTTAGGTTACAGAACTGGTAAGGACGAAGGATAATCTCTGAGCAAGGATTCGTACCGAAGTCATGGTTGGGATCTCTACGACCATTGATAGCTGCTTGCTTCTTCGACGCATCTCTGTTAAAGATACCACGTTCACCTGAATGGCTTTCATAGATCGAACACCATTCACGCATAAATTGCCCTACTGAAGGCTTTACATCATAAACAGCAGAGTTGTTAGCAAGGCTACGCTGTCCTTGTTGTTCCCACCATGCTCCTGCTTTAGCGTGTGCCATACGATCATCACTTAGATCGCTTAAAGAGATCATCGCAGAACGCCGCACACCACCCACAACAACAACCTCCCCGATCTTGCACAGAATATCATGGCATTCAAGGGACGACAGACGACGATTTTTGGCCGCTTGGAACTTCC